AATTTTGCTGATTTATACCCGCAAATTGTGCCTACTCACAGTACTGGTAAAACAGGCGATATAGCAGGAATGGTTGCGTTTGATTCTGTATATTTTTACTACTGCACAGCATCGTATGACGGTACTACTAATATTTGGAAGAGGCACACGTATGATGCTGGAACATGGTAAATACTAAAAGAGACTGCAAATGACAATACAAACAATCAATTTAGGTAGCTATGCTAATGACGGCACAGGTGACGATTTACGCACCGCATTTACTAAGGTAAACAGTAACTTTGCTGTTCTTAATGCTGAGGCAGCAATTAGTACTGCTGTTAACTTAGGTTCTGGAACTGGAGTATTTGCCGATAAAAACGGTATTAATTTAGAATTTAAAACATTAACTAGTACAGGAAATACAGTAACAATATCAACTGATGCAAGCACAGTTAATTTAGAAGCAAAGACTATACTAATTAACGATTCAACTCCTACACTAAACAATAATTTAAATTTAAATGGTCATCATACGTTCGGTGGTGATATACAAAATACCATATATGGTCAAGATCCAAATATAGCTGCAGGTTTATTTTCTGCAATGGTTCCTACTACCAATCTTATTGCAGATTTTGGTTCTGTTACTTACCCAACTGGCTGGCAAAGAAATAGCAGAGGTTATACTGTAGATTTTAATGGAACTGGAGTATTAAGTGGTATTACTAATCCTCCAAACAATGATTATGATTTTGGCGAGTTTGGGCAAACTTCACTATCTGTAGGAGGTCATTTTTTAACTTTAGGTGTTAGCCTTACTACCGCAGGTACTAATAATATCACATTAACATCTACTGGTGTTACCAATGTAACACTGCCTACTAGCGGTATTTTAACAACTACTGCCAGTACATTAAACCAATTTGCAAATACAAGTAGTAGTCAGTTGCTGTCTATAATACCCGATGCTACTGGAACTGGATATGCTGTTTTTAATGCAAATCCTATATTGACAGGAACTACTACCGCAACTAATTTATCACTAAGCGGATATTTATATGCTTCTGGAAATTTTGCCATCAATGGTTCAGTATTTGAAATCAATGCAACTAATGGTAATGTAACTTTTCAAGATGGCACAATACAAAATACCGCATGGCCTAGTACATCCGGCACAAAAAGTTCAAATTCAACAGGTACTATTGGACAAATTTCATGGGATACCAACTACATTTATGTTTGTACAGCACCTAATACTTGGAAAAGATCACCATTAACCGGCGGTTATTAAAATGTTAAATGTTTGGACACAACCTAGCGGGTATTCATTTGGAACTCTGCAAGAACAGCAATCTGTTACGTTGGCATTACCAGTATCAAACAGCAGAGGTATTACTTTTACAATTATATCAGGAAATTTGCCCGATGGCATATTTTTAATAGGCAGTAATCTTACAGGTGCACCACTAGCAGTAGCTAATCAAACAACTTATACATTCTGTATAAGAGCATCCGATGGTATTAGTATATCCGATAGAACATTTACAATCAGTGTTTACGGTTATAATCCTCCGACATTTATAACTCCTGCAGGATCATTGCCCTTAGGGCCAAGTAAACAATTTTATACACCAGATCAAACTTATATCAATTATCAAATAGAAGTTTCCGATTTAAATGTTGCTTCAGGTGCAACTCTAACATTTTATATTGCCGACGGTGACGGCATTCTTCCGCCAGGATTATCTTTAAATTCTTCAGGTCTCATTAGTGGTTACATCGAACCTTCTCCTCAGATTACCGTCAATGACGGTGTTGGAAATTTCGACGAACAGGGTTATGACAAGGGAGTATTTGATTTTGGTTTAAGATCGACTAATGGTTTTGACAGCTACCAATACGACGATGTAATTTTTGATTATTTTACACCTTCAGTAGTCACACAAACATTAAGTTTAAATTATCAATTTAAAGTCACAGTAACTGATGGTACTAATTATAGTCAAAGAATTTTTAAAATATTTGTTACCGGAACTGATGAATTTAGAGCAGATAGTATTACACTAGACGGTCAAGCTGACGAATTCACAGCCGATTCAACATATTTGAGACGTCCAGTGTGGTTAACTGATAGTAATTTAGGAATATTTAGATCAAATAACTATATAACAATTCCTGTTGCATTATATGACAATAGAAACGTAGAATTCAGATTAGAGACCACAAATGAAGAAGTATATGCTGTTGCATATCAAATGTTAATAACTGATAATATTTTAGGTAGTACGTCTGTTACTGTTCAAGATTTATCAAGTATTCCAGTAATAGGACAATTTTTTACATTAGATAATTATATAAATTCTGCTGATAATACTATCTATACAATAACAGGAGTAACACAATTAACTCCTACTCGTTATAGATTAGCACTGTCAAGTGCATTATTAATTTCTATTCCTAATAATACTTATTTTTATATAGGAAGTTTAAGTAAACTACCATTAGGTTTAAATTTTGATCCTGTATCAGGTGATCTCTACGGACTAGTACCTTATCAACCAAGTGTTACTAAAAATTATAAATTTACTATTACAGCCAGTAGACCTGGCGATAATAATAGTGAAGTTATATCTGCTAGTAGAGTATTTAATATTACAATATTAGGAAGTATTAACAGTGTTATAACCTGGAGCTCTCCTAGTAATTTAGGATCTATACCAGCCGATTATATATGTACATTGAATCTATTGGCTACTACTAGTGTACCAGATGCCATTGTTACGTATAATTTAACGGCAGGATCTTTACCACCAGGACTTAAATTGAACGGCGATGGCGAGATTTTAGGAATTCCAAATCAGTTTGATGATCTAGTAAATAATTTGCCAGGGTTGTTAACCATTGACAGATCACAAACTACATTCGATGCTGGTAAGACAACTTACGATAGAACATATACATTTACTGTTGAAGCAGCCGATCAATATGCCTATAGTGCAATTGATAAAACATTTACTCTAACTATCACTACTCCGAATACTACAATTTACAATAATATTACAGCAAGACCATTTTTGATCCCTGCCCAAAGAGCATTGTTTAGCAGTTTTATAAACAACAGTACAGTATTCACGCCATCCAGCATTTATAGACCAGAAGATCCAAATTTTGGAGTACAAACTAATTTATCTATATTAATATACGCAGGAATACAAAATTTATATGCTTCTGCATATGTTAGTGCTATGACGTTAAACAATAAAAAGAAACGTTTTCAATTTGGAAGCATCGAGAAAGCTGTGGCATTTGATCCTATATCTAATGTTCCAGTCTACGAAGTAGTTTACATACAAATGCTAGATCCTATGGAGCCAAATGGAAAACATTTACCCTTATCTATTAAAACTAGTAGTAATGCTCCTGAAACAATTACTGTAGATAATAGTTTAAATTTTTACAAAAACGATTTAACTACACTTACTTTAGATGCGCCCGATAGTAGAAGAAATGATTACAATATTACTGTAGATAGTACAGGGTACGAAGCTAGTAATCCAAATACAGATACATATTTTCCTAGTAGTATTTCTAATTGGCAAAAGAGACTAAGCAATGCCGGAGCAACAGAGCGTAATTATTTGCCTCTATGGATGAGAAGTATACAATCCGGACAAAAAGCCCAATTAGGGTATGTACTAGCTATTCCATTGTGTTTTTGTAAACCAGGAACAGCAGACAAAATTATAACAAATATCAAATTTAATGGGTTTAATTTTAGCCAATTAGACTATACTGTAGACAGATTCACATTGACTTCTCTGTCAGGGTACAGCAACGATAAATATCTAATATTCAAAGACAATAGGATAACCGTATGACCAGCGCAATAATTACATCAACAATTAATACTGCTTACCCAGTAGCAGGACAGGATAATAATAGTCAAGGATTTCGTGACAATTTCACAGCTATTAAAACTGGATTAGCCGAAGCGGCTACTGAAATTTCAGCTTTGCAGGCAAATGGTATCAATGTTACATCTGCTACAAATTCTTTACAAGGATCAACATTAACTAACGGTTCCTACAGTCAATTTTATCCTCAAGCAGATAATTTAGGAACTATCGGCACTTCAACTACTATCGATTTAAATAACGGGTCAGTTCAATACGGAACTATCAATACATCTGGACTTACGCTAACTTTTGCAAATTGGCCAACAACTGGGTTTGGTACTATAAAACTTATTCTTAAATTTACACAAGCTGCGACAACAACAACTACACTTAGTACTACTAATTCAGGAAAACTAGTAGTAGATAGTTCATGGTCCGGCAGTGTGTTTACCCAATCGGGTGGTGTTGGTTCAAATGTACAAATTGTGTATCCTTATCCAGGTACTAATAATATGTATGTAATTGATGCATTTAGTTATGATGCAGGTAGCCACGTATATTTAAAAGTATCTGGAACTTATTCGAGTAGTATATAATGCATCCATTAGCCGGCAGTTTTGCAGAACTTAAAGATAGTGAAATCGAAGCTAAGGTTGCAGATCTCACTAACAAATATTTTATGACTTATAATACCGATGTCAAAACTCAAATTGGCATGTTGTTAGAGTCGTACAAAGAAGAACTTAGTACCCGTCGCAGATTGGCATTGGAAAAATTAATGAAATCGAGTGAGAAAAACATTGACAAATTAATTAAAGTCAATTAAAATATAGGCTATGCGCCTAGATAAATTCGGTAATCCTATTTTTAATACACAAGATATATTTAAATTCCTGTATCAAGGAAAGCTAACCAACCTCAAGGATCTTACGGTAGATTATACCGAAGAGATTAATGAGTTGGAGCAAGTTGCGGGTTTTACATTTCGAAGATTCAACGAACAATTAGAATCAATTGACATCACAGATTTCGATAGTGCATTGCAAAGCGATTGGTTTATGCCTAACGAATACAGAGATTTTGATGTAGAAGATTGGTGTATTAAAAAATGTACAACCAAAGAACAAATTGCCAGAGTAACAGCTGAAATGGCTGCTTATAAAGATCGCGGAATGATTCCATTATTGCAATGGACTAAACATTTTGTAGATACTTGCAATGAAAATGGTATTGTTTGGGGAGTCGGTCGTGGATCGAGCGTAGCTAGCTTTGTACTATATTTGTTAGGCGTACATCAAATAGATTCGGTCAAATATAATTTAGACTGGCAGGAATTTTTGAGATAAGTAGTAGTATAATTCAAGGAGAATTAAATGGGACAAACTTACAAAACAGCTCGTGGCAAAGTAATTGACATGGGCAAAATGGTTAATCAAAATGAATTAACCCCAGCTGTAGGTAACGCTAAAGTTAATGCTCGTGGTGATAAACTAGGGCCAGGTGGTAAAATTATTCAACGTAGAGAGGAAATCGTTTCACAAAATATTAGTCCGATTCCTAATCAAAATAATGTTCCTGCTGCACAGCCTGCACCCGTATCGGTGTCTGTTAAAAAAGATATTGCATCAATGGATCCGGAAGGAAACGAGTAATGGCAGAATCAAAAGGTATAGGACACGAGGGTATTAAACCTAAAGTATACGGAAAACTTATCCCTATACGCGACAACGTTCTTGTTACTGATATGGAATTTGGCGAACGAAAACTTGGTATGTTTGTACTACCAAGTGATGATGGTAAAAGCGAAGGAGTTCGCCATCGGTGGGCACGAGTTTGGGCTGTTGGTCCAAAACAAAAAGATGTTAAAGTCGGTGAATGGATTCTGTTAGAGCACGGCCGATGGACTCGTGGTGTCACGGTGGTAGAAGATGATGGCAATGAAATTACGATCCGTCGAGCAGATATTAAAGCAATTTTGATGGTTAGCGATGACAAACCAGATGAAAAATATATGAATACCTATGGCGGACATTCAAAAATACAGCATCAAGAATGGGATCCTGCGCAATTTGCCGGGCCGCAATTTTAAAATTAATTTTACCAAACAATTACAGGACTATTGACTAGTCCTGTTTTTATCTGTATAATAAAGAAAACTAAGGAATTCTATGAAAGAACTGTGGGTAGAAAAATATCGTCCTAAGACAGTGGATGGTTATGTATTTCGCGATGCTCATCAACGGGCACAAGTACAAACATGGATTAAAGAAAAATCAATTCCGCATTTACTATTCAGCGGTAGTGCTGGCATCGGAAAAACTACTTTAGCTAAAGTGCTGTTTCATGAACTAGAAGTAAATGATTTAGATATATTAGAAATTAACGCAAGTCGTACAAATAGTGTAGATGATGTTAGAGATAAAATTGTAAATTTTGTACAAATGATTCCGTTTGGCGATTTCAAAGTAGTTTTGTTAGATGAGGCAGATTATTTGAGTCCTAATGCACAAGGCGCACTTCGCGGAGTTATGGAGGAATATCATACTACAGCAAGGTTTGTGCTAACTTGTAACTATCCTAATAAAATTATTCCTGCTATCCATAGTAGATGTCAAGGATTTCATGTAGCTAAAACTGATCAAACTGAGTTTACTGCAAGAGCAGCCGAGATTCTTATTTCAGAAAATATTCAATTTGAAATCGATACATTAGATAGTTTTGTCAAAGCAACATACCCAGATCTAAGAAAATGTATCAACACTATACAAATGAATTCCAGCGAAGGTATTCTGAATGCTCCGCAAGTAGGTGATACCAATGAAGCCGATTATAAATTTAAAATGGTTGAATTGTTTAAAGCTGGTAAGATCAGTGATGCACGTAAACTACTATGCAGTCAAGCTCGTCCAGAAGAAATGGACGAAATATACCGCTGGTTATACGACAATGTTGAAATTTTTGGCGACGAAGCAAATCAAAATAAAGCTATTTTAATCATCAAACAAGGGTTAGTAGATCATACACTAGTTATTGATCCAGAAATTAATTTGTCTGCAACATTGATTAGATTAGGAAACTTATAAAAAAAGGCCCTGCAGGGCCTTTTTTAATGACTATCTAAAGTATTGCTACTTTATTCTCCATAAACCGCTAACACCTCCTTCACGGCATTATGGCGTTCGATGTC